CTCCTATCAAAGAAGTAAGGAGGAAAGTGACCGAGACTTTGTCTGGTCTTGCTGCGCAATCGCAGCAGTCTGCATCTGAGTTTGTTGAACTCACTACAGAGAGCATCTGCAGAGCCGCAGTCCGCGGCCTTGCGGGTGTAGAGTATGATCTCCAGTTCGCTGCCAATAAGGCTTTGCGAAATCTGGCGACCGTGTTTTATGAACGGAGTTCAGACCGTTTTGAGTGTGAACTGCTGTCACCAAGGAAACCCGACTTAAGTTGGGATGGCCTTTTCTTGACACCAGAACAACAAGAAACGTTGCCTGAATTTGTCCGTGAGAAGAAAGAGGCGATAATGGAGCTCACGAAACATCGTGATGATCTGCTTACCGGCTCAAGTCTACTCAGTGAAGAGTTGTCTGTCCTTCCTTCTGCTTCTGGGGTCTTTCAAGACCTTCAGAGAGCTCAAGAGTTAGAAGAGCGCATCTCGGAAATCACTAAATTCGTCGAGGATGACAAACTCGAGATAGACAAGTCTGAAGACGCTGTCTGGCTCGCGAATGAGATCATCGGCGAAGGCCGTTGGCCCACGATAAAAGGACAGTCAAAAGGGCTGTTCCTAAAAATCACTGGAACCAACGTAGAGGAGTCAACTCCTGTGCAACTCGTGGATGTTAGTGGGCACTTGTCTGCCTTGTCGGATCTTTATAGAGCCGCCAAGAATACGAGTCCCCCAACAAAGCCAAGTAGAGTTATAATCTTTGCTCCGGAGCGGGCTTGGGATCCTCTTAAGAGGGAGCCATTGCCTATGCCGGACGAAGATTATGCCTCGTGGGTTGCCCAACAGGAAAAGTCTGCGGGAGGTTCCTCGGACCGGGATATTTCACTGGACGCCTGGAGGCGTTTAGTGGACTCCTGGAACTCGGTATTCTCGAGTCGTTCCATTCGATTGAACCCCAAACACCGGAGGTCGCGATCAGGTGATCGCCGATCTTCGTCTGATTCGGGTTCAGGAAAGCCTGTTTCTCAAGACAAGTTATCTAGTCTTGAGAATGAGCTTGCTTTGGCTAAAGCCGAAATTGCAAGCTTAAAGCAGGCGATCCGGTCTTTGGAAAGTGATCCTTGTGGCCTTTGCGATCATTGCTGGGTCAACAAGGATTCTCTTAAACCAAAGAAGGGAATAGAGGTGAAAACGGCAGCATCATTATTTGCGCCTGTGCCACCTGTGGCCCTCGATAATGGGTTTGTTCTTAAGCTTCCTAAGAAGATTAAGAAATCTCGTTTGGAAGAGCCGGTATTGGCGCCGCAAGTAGCGGCTCCTCCCTCGCCTTCTCCGGTGCCCCCTTTGGAGGTGGATCTGGGTACGGCAAGGCCTCCTAGTGTTAGTTCGAGCTCGGGTTCCCCTACCTCATTAGAGGCAAGGAAGAACCAAGCGCGTTCTATCCTTGGGATTCCTTTGCCGGTCCCATTTCCCGAAGGCATCACTTTGGATGATAAAAACCGCTTGATAGCGGCTTCTAAAATCCCGAAGTGGGTCGATCGTGGGCTGCAGTTGAATCCTTCTAGGTTCCTTAAGGACTTGAGGGAACAACGTGTCAACAAAGACAATTTTAATGATTGGTCTAATGTTGTACACGAGCCTACACGGGCTGAATTGATCAAAGAATGGACCGACATCCGAAAAACGTTTGCCGGTACCACTCTGATCAAGCGGCCTAAATCTGAACAGGAGCATAAGTTCGTATCTGCTTATCAGCGTATGCGAGCTAAATGTCTCAAGTTCAAACAGGCAGGAATAGTGCCAGATGAGTTGCCTGACCCTCCTCAACAGAAGGCCAAGACACCGATTCCTCAAGGGCGCCCCCAACCTCAACAGACTCGAGTTTATACTCCTGTCCGTCCGGCTGTGGTCGTACCTGTGGTTGCACCAATAGTTCCTGCTCCTGTGTCCCAGGTAGCCCCTCAGCCGATGACGGCTGTGGAGTTGGCTAGGATTTTACAGGATGTTCTTTCTAGGATTACCCAATGAGAGAATATTATAACTCTCTCGCTGGGCTTTCCCCGAAAGGGCGTATAAGCCACTTATTCCACGATCCTGTGGAAATAGTAGCCTGTTTTGCTCGTTATACTGTTAAGTTTAATGGCAGACAGATTAGTCTTAAAGCATCAGGGCCTAGGGAAGTTTTTCCTTTCATACCTGCTGAAGTAAGAACGAATCTCACATACCTTAGACGCAATGATCGCATTGTTCCTAAGGAATGTCGACATTTGGTAACTCCTTCCGGTGTAGGGGATAGACGGAAAAGTTTTGATAAGGTCCTTAGGTTCCTTCTCAAATCTTACCGTATTACCCCCTGCATTAGGAAGTATTTACTTTGGGCAAATCCGGCCTATGTAGACCATCCCCTCTTTAAAGAGGTGGGGGTTTCTTTGGAGTGCCTGAGGGTTTTGGAGCTGGAGGGGTCTTTACAGGCCGTAGCCATGCTTCCAAAACCTCAAGCATCCCAATACTATGACCGGTTGTCCCGCCTTGATTGCATGAGAAACGTCTTAGATGGCGTGGCTCTTGTTTATCAGGGCTATAGGAAGAAAGGCCAGCCTCTCCCGAAGAACCTCCCGCATATGCTGGAGGGTCTTAAGAGGAAGTTGGTCGAGGATCCGTGGGGTACCGCTAAAAGAGTAAAGGAAGCCGCAGTTGCGGCTCGTCTTTTCTATTTTGGTGGTCCTCGTCCTTTGGATCCATTGTGCGGTAACCTCACTCGACGTCAAGCGTTGGAGTTCTCTTACTTAGGTCGGAGTCTTCCTTCGCCTATCGTCGGGAAAGATGAGGCTACTTCCCTGTTATCTGGTCTCGTCGATCGGTTAACTCAACCCGCCCCTGAAGAGCCTCCTGATTGGAGGCCCTTTATTAAAAGGTGGCTTGAGAAGAATCGAGGGCGCAACCCGATTTCCCTGTTTGCCGAGCCTAGCGTTAACGCTGGAATCGGTTACCCGAAAGTGGAGTGGGGGCATTCTGCTGCCTATAGAGACATTGTCTACTATCGGTTAGGAGAGCTCCACGCACTTCGAGATAAGGAAGGGAGGGGAGAAGACATGGCAGATCATTTGATTGCCATTATTCTTGCTGCACAGTCCGAGGTTAAAGTCAGTCATATGACGGACGGTATCCTCGCAGCTGAACTTTCGACCGCCAAGGTTTGGAACGCCCTCTTTATGGAAGGCGTGACCAGTCTGATGGACGAGTGTTTAGAGGTGTTTGAGAACGGGGGCGGGCATTTGCCTGCCTACGCTATTATAGCACCAGAAAAGGGCCTTAAAGTTCGGATGCCGACCATGGGGCTTACTGCAGCTAATATTGTGCAGCAAGCCTTTCGGAAGGCAGCCGATCATTTCCTTTTGAATGACCCGCGGTCAAGTGAATCTCTTGGAGGTTCAAAAATCGTGGACCTTTCAAAGGTGGGGGGCCCTTATTACTCACAAGATATGTCGTACGCGACTGATTGCCACGGGTTCTGGGCGCAAAGGACTCTCTATGAAGAGATTGTCCCTTACGTTCCGAGCCTGAGGCCGTTCGAAAAATATATTCCTATGTTATTCGGACCGCGGCGACTGTTTGTTGGAAAAGTTTGTCAGGAAGAGGACGCGGTGAACCCGTGCCCCCGCCTCGAACTTCTCCTTCGGGTACCGAAGCCTGGAGTTATCCTTAAGGGGGGCCGTCCGCTCCCCATGTATATCCGAGCGTTAGCTTGTACGGAGGACGATCTCTTCGAGACCGCCCCCCGTTTTGCTTCGTCGGAGAAAGGATTTCTCCCGGTTGACTTCAATTATCCTCGCTGGATAGGGGTAACTCCCTTTACAGCGGAGAAATTGGGGCCAAGCACGGTTGATGACCCGGACCCTGTGTCAGCATTTTTTAGAGGCTTAAGCCTCATGAAGACTCATGGTTTTCCGCTGGCTCGGTATAGTCAGGACCCTATCTTAAGTTATGGCCCTTTGCGTCCCGAGGAGCGGTTTGCGGATCCTCTTTGCTTGGAAGACTTGGAACGGTTTTATTACCGTTACAAGAATTGGTACCGTGCTAAGATGGTAAATGACAAAGCTCACATAACCCGTAGGGGCGCTATGATGGGCGAGCCAACATCTTGGGCAGTGTTACCATTAGTTTCTTTCTATGCTTTGGAAAAGGCAGGGGTTTGGCTAGCCAAGACCACAGGCGATGATGCCTTGGTCCCCTGTCTTTCTAAAGAACGGAGAGTAACTTACGATACCGCTCTTAGGTCTTTGGGGGGGGTGATAAGTGAGCAGAAGAGCTTCTTTCACCCAATCAAAGGCCTATTTTGCGAGGCTCCCTATGTTCGAGGCAAGGCGAAAAAGTATTCGTTGGTCTCTTACTGGGCAGCTCCTAAGGGGGGATCGAAAGGAGAAGTCAACTGGTATAACCTGCCGACTGCCTTCTTTGGATCGCTTACTACTCAGGGATTAAACCCTTCTCGGAACGACTTGAGACGACTTGGCTTGTATAAATTTTGCAAGTTTAAAGAGGTCTGGAAAGCCGCTTTCGAGTTGGGAGTTCCCGTGGGATCTCCGGAGTTTATGGGAGGCCTAGGTCATCCTGGGTTCCCGTTAGTTCCAGGCCGGCATACCGCTCAGTGGTTTGCATACCTGAGTTCTATTACTCTGGAGAAGTTGCTTCTTTACGGAGGGTTATCACTTATCCCGACCGTTGAGAAGCAACTTAATAAGCCTCTGGAAAGTGTATTTAAGCTCCGTCTTAAGAAGGAGATGAAAGTAAGCATTCCGGGAGGTGTACCCGTGTTAGACGCTATATCGAAAATGAGGACGCCCTCGACTTCGGTTAGTGTTCTAACTAGGGGGTGCGTGCCTCGTTTGAGTCACGCACCGTCTTTATGGAAGGCATCTCAAAGATTGACTCGGATCCTGCATAAGCAGGTTGTCCGGACCAAAAAGAGAGGTTCCGCCCTTAAACTTAAAGAGGATTTAGAATCGAAGAGAACTAGAATGGTC